GTAATATGATCGCTGATCATTGCAGCCACTTTTTCCGGTGAATCATCAACAGAAGTATTTATAAGAGCTTTTTCTAAACTTTTATTTGCTGGCCATGAATTTTTACTTGCTAAATGATCACCAAAATCCAGATATTCTTTTTGTTTGTCTTTATAAAGTTCGAGAGCATCATGTTCTTCAAAAGTAGGTCTCAAATTTTTTACATCTTTATTTAATTGCTCTGAAGATTTACCCCAAAATGGTCTTGAACCTATATTGTTTTCCATCGTACCAATCTTTTTATCTAAAGCGAGCAATTTATCAGATTGTTTTTCAACGGCTTTTTTACTAGATACACCTTTTAAGACATCCTGTTGAGCTTCTAATTCAGATTTATTATAATATTCTCCGGGAATGTGTTTTTGAAGAGTAGGAATGTCTTTTTGTGTTTTTCTTGTAACTGCATTAGCCAGATTAGTATTAATTTCATTTGTTAATGCTTTTTGTGTATTTCCTTTTCCTATTTCATTTTTTTGTAAGTTAATTTCTTCATTTCTTACTTTTTCTGCTTCTGCCTCGCCTTCTGCTTGTGTCTTAAACTTATTAGGGTATTTTCTAACATATTCAGCTCCTTGCGTTCTTCTTTCTTCTGTGCTTAACGGAGCTATTGGATTTAACGCCTCTTGTTCTGGTGTTGCTTTAACAAGATGTTCGTTAGGTTGTTTTTTAGATAAATTTTCTTGAGGAATATTTTCATTAATTCGATTTTGTTTTCCTGTAACTTCATTTTTATTTTGTTGTGCTTGTCTTTTTACAGGTGTTATTCCACCTTGACCTTCTTGAGATAATCTTTGAGATTCTCTATTTGAATTAGCCCTTTCAAGCAATGGCAAGAATTGATTTATTTGTTCTGTCGAAGCTCCACTTCTAACTAATGCTGAAGCTTGTTGAACTGGAGAAAGATCCGAATTAGAAATATTCTCTAATCCTTGTGACAATCTATAGCGTTCAGCTTCTTTAGGAATAGTTTCAGCAAGTGAAGCCCCCACGTTTTGCCCCACCCTTCCAAAGATGCTTCCTTGTCCGATTTTTTGCCCAGCCATATATTACCTCATATTTGGGTTAAAGTTAGGCAATTGAGAATTAAAACCACCTTGCCCTTGATAAGGGCCTGAATTTCTTCCCACCATATTTCCTTTGTTTTGCATAGAAGCTGCTGAAGCAGGAAGGCTCGCCCCACCACTAAAATAAGCGGCTGCTGCATGAGGTGCAGCACTTGCTAGACCGGGGAGTATTCCTTGTGTTCCTTGCTCAGTCACTTGATTCTGACTAAAGTTACCAAGAGATTGATTTCCGATATTCTGCAATCCTTGCGCTCCTGATTGTCTTAAATTAGCTCTAATAGCCCCTAAACGCTCAGAAAGGTCTGTTCCCGCTCCTACTGCTGCGTTTCTGAATCCTGAACTGGATAAACCACCTGATCCCATTCCAGCGAATTGTTCAGCTAAATCTGGAATAGTCTGTTCATTGAACCTTCGCATCTCAGGAGCCGCAAAAGCTTGCTGATCTTGAGGATTATCAGATAAAAGATTTCTGTAATAATCCGCTGATTGACCAAATGCGCCACCAGCTCCCGGGCCTTGAGCAGCATTCTGTAGATTCTGAAAGCCTTGCTCCTGCTCTGGTCTAAGAGTCGAGACATTTTCTCTCTTCTCAGGTGTTCCACTTATGAACTCACTAGCTTTTTTATTCCATGACTTGGGAGCTATACCCAACCAACCCCAATTTACTCCGCCCATATAATCTCCTAAATTTCTTGCATATATTCACAAACGACAAATGCGCGCGTGTATGCGCTTCTATCTGTCTGACAATTAATATTTATATTTACAGCATCCATATATAATTGTACGTTATTTCCTGTAGGCACACCACCTAAAGTAAACTGAAAAGCTAAAAGATTTACTGGATCTGTACAAGCACCCCATAAGGCTATCAAAGTGAAATTAGAATCAAAAACAATCCCATGCGGAACGGATTTATTGACTGCCGGCATTCCACCCATATCAACAACCTTTCGAAATATCTGTCTAAATTGTTGAGGAGATGAATTGCTTGCCCCTACACCAGAAGGAAAGAATGCCTTACCGCTTAGCAATTCTTCATCTAAGAAGAAGCCGATCTCGCGAGCATTGACAGCATTGCTAATCTCTTTCAATCTTTCTGTTAAGAAAACTTTAGCATCTTCCCAATCGTCTGGAATAGCATCAAAGACAGGTAGATATGATTCTAATATTTGGCTTGTATCTGGTGTCATATTATTGTCCTAGAGCTAACCAGTAAAAACCAGTATAGTCCGCTGATTGTGATTGTAATTTCCATGCAAATGTACTTGCAGTTAATGTATTAGCCCTTGGACTTACGGAAGCTGCTGAACCGGGAGTTCCGGCAGTAGACCAATATGGAATACAATATACTGCATATATATTTCCGCCTGCAAATGCCGCGAAAGTTGTTGTTCCTGCTGCATTTCCTTCGGCAAATGAACCACTATTAATAACTGTACCTATTGTGCTATTACCCCATCTTACTTGTACATTTCCAAACAATGATGTACTACCCGAAGGGCCAGCAGATGCAGGTCCAGAAAATAAAGGAAGATTTTGAATTGCAGTTTGAACCCATAAACTTGAACTTCCTGCTGCTGTATTAGCATATAGATTTAAATCTCCTAATAATGCTGGAGTTCCTTGATTAAGCATGTTCACTTGCTTATGAATCCCATTATTTGCAACCTGAGTCAAAGGAATATGGTCGACTGCATAAGTTGTGTTAAGCTGATTGAAATTATTACGGATATTATTTACATCCACACTTAAGAATGTATTTCCCTGAGGTATTCCGGCTTGATAGGCAGTCATAATATTTCCTTTTTAACTGAGTTGGCTTAAGCGCCCGGCTGGTCTGAGCCATAAAACTTGAGAATCTATTTGTACATCATTTTCTTGTTCAAGCCCGTTCATCTGCGAATTGCTAAATGTGTATTGAATGGTTATGAAATTCGATCTAGTAGGACATATCACCCTTTGCCAGAATTTAGATCCTCCTTTCAGATTCAATGTCGATTGTGTAGTCGGAATAATTGTGTTGAAGAATGTATCTGTAATGGCATTTACGGCGCCATTATCAATGATATTCTGAGGATAAGCATTTGATGATTCATTATCGTTGTAATCCAAATATACATTCATAGAGATAGCCCCCGGATCTGTAACGTCCGAACTGTCCATTAGAATATCTAGGTAACCTAGTTGAATAGATTGTCCTTCATCTAAGAAGTTAAATTTCTTGCTAATGATATTAAAGTTATCTCGGATAGCAATCGTACCACCACCCACATAAGGAGTTCCGGGAATTGCGTCGGTTACACCATTATTGAAGGCATCTTCAGAAGCGTTATATGTGTTGAGAGTAAATGTATTGGCATCTACAACCACAATTCCAAAAATCATTCCATCATAATAAGCGAAAGGTGTTCCTACCGGTATATTAGAGATACTTATTATATAACCCGTTTGCATATTGTGATTTGGAGAAGTAATCAGCGTAGGTGTTAATCCCACTCCATAGGCTGTAATAGCTGAGATATATAATGAAATATCATTCGAGGTTAGAATATTGAGATATTCGACAAAGCCTTGCTGATTTCCTCCAATATTGGAAGGAGTATCTAAAAGCTGATCTTGCCAAGGAAAATTGCATTCTATCCATGGATATGGGGTTGAGTTCCATGTTCTATCTGCTGTAGCTTGGAATGTACCATAGCAGGTAAATGAGTCTAAGAATATTGACCATGAATCATTTTCATAATTATAGCAAAGCCTTCTATCGGGGAATATTCCATTAGAAGCATAATAAGGATATGACCAATATGCTAAACGCCTTTCAAAGTCTCTAATTCCATATACCCTAGAAGGGCCGTTATTTGCATTCTGGAAGTCGAAAACTAGATCGGGTATCTTTATGTCTATGCGTTGCGATTTGAAGCTGTCGCATTCTACAACGCCTTTATCTCCTATACCAATAAGAGAGGTATCAAATTGAACAGCACTGAATGTTCCTTCAGCTCCAAGTTCGCTATTAACTTTTTCTATTTGAAAAGGGGCGATAGAACGGCCTGTATAACGTAACTGCCAAGTACTACGCTCACAATAAATAACCAAATTATCGCGCACAAAGCCAACTGAAACAATATCCTCACTAGTCGGAATATCAAGAAAACCTCCCTGTCCACGTATATCATCTCTCCATGCATTTGTAGAAAATGGATTACCTATAGCGCTCCATCTGATTCTATTCGAAAATTGGAAGGAAGCGGCATAACTTACTCCTTCCCATGTATTGAAGGCAAGAAGTCGTCCTCTAAATGGAAGCAAAGCTAAGCATTGATTCAATTTATTTGGTGTTATATCTATGGATGGTTGAAATGGAACCCAAGTTGCCCCATCGGTAACACGAATAGGATCTGCTAAAACTCCAAAGAATCCGGTATTATTCGTTACCCAGAATAGTTTTACATTTACTGATCCAGCAAATGGAGTATTTGCACCACCAAGCCAATAATTTGTTGTCCAAAAGAAACTGATAGTTGGAATATTAGCATCACCTTGAGGAGGTTCTCCTTTTGCATTCCAAGTAGTCCCAGGGATCCATTCTTGCCAAGCAGTTCCATTCCAATTATAGGCATAAACTTGATCGAAAGCTATTGTCCTATCATTGGTGCTATTTTGTTGCTCCCACATCCTTAGACCCATTACTGGAAGACAGGGATAATAATTTAAAGTATATAGATGAATGTTTTGACCAGCATAAGCGCCATTATTCGTCGTAAGAGTGAAAACACCTGTTACATAATTGATTGTTCCAGTTCCACCGCTTCCATTAGAAAGAGAACCATTATTTAGCGGAGAATCAGTAAATATTCCATATGTATTTATAGCTATCTGAACAGTACCTAGAACAATTGAAGGAAATTCAATAGCTTTAATCAATCCAAGACCTACTAGAATTGTAAATAGATTTCCTGTGAAGTTTCCTGATCCATCTGTCACACCGAGTAGAGGTGCGGATATCGGGAAATTAGCTACTGATCTTTGAAGTCTTCCTAGAAGCTGAACTCCTTGTTTTCTTTTGATCCTTTCACGCCATACATAAGCATTTTCACGGGTGGGGTAAGCATCATTCGGCAGAATGAAATTTTCTCTTGATTGCACAAGTCCCGTCTCATTAGCTTTAATATATAATGGCGAATAGCTCATTAGAAATACCCAATTCCACCAACCCCACCAAGAGCTGTATTAGTCGAATTAAATAAAGTAATGGTTGGCTGAAAGAGTTCTTCAATGCCTTGACGTTCTAACACAAGAGCCTCTTGTCTTAATAGCCCTTCTTGTAGCATTGCTACTCCATCCATGTCACC